GCGGCCTGTCCTTCCCGCAGTCCGGCGGACATGCGGGAAGAATCAGCCACAAGATTCACAACCAAATCGCCTAGACTAGCCATCGCTGCGCCTCATCAATGCCAGTGCTTCCAGGTCTGCACCCTCTTCACCCGGCTCCGCATAATCCGCCAGTGCTTTGACGATGTCCGCAAAGTTTTCTGAGGTCTGCGATTCACGGCTTGCCTGCTGCATTAGCAGATTCGCCGTGTTCACCGCCGCCCTCAAATCCGCTCGCCGTTCTCCCCACGGTGCCGCAATCATCATTGCCTGCTGAACCGTCCATTCGAACGGCGTATGTTCGTCCCTGACATTCCACCAGTCATGTCTGCCGAGACTCCGGGCAAGTTCTGCGGCGAACTTTGCTTCGAAGTCTCGCTTCAGTTTTTTACAAGTGCCTCAGTGTTGACCGGCTTCGCCAGCTTCGTCAGTGCCTCTGTAATCTGATGCAGCAGTGCGGGTGTCATCACGTCCTGCAGCGTGTTTTCAACCATCGCTGCAAACTCGGGATCTGTCAACAAATCAGGCTGCACAATCAATCGCGTGCCGTTTTCATCGACCAACGAAAACCCCAGCGTCAACCATGTCTTTGCCATGTCGCCGTCAAGGTTTCCAATGCGACGCACTTCCCCGAAGGTCTGCTCGCGAACACACAACCCGGTGTCACCCACCGGCAGGTGTCGGCGTTTTGCCAACCGCTCAAATACGCTCACAGTTCCGTCTCCTGTAGCTGTTGTTTCGCCGCGTTGTACTTGTCCCAATTCGGCCCCGGCTGATAGCTCAAATCGGCGTTATACCCCAGAATGACTCCCGCCCGATACAACTCGCGGTCGCCCTTGTCATTGATTCCTTTGGCGTTCATCTCGTAGTCCACGCGCAGGACTTCTAACTCCTGCGGTGTCATACCCACGGCCTCAGCGCACTCTGCATCTGCGGGCGATGCCTGACCAGTCCTGCATAACTGGAGAGCCATCAGCCCGCTGAACACAGTGCCCTTGCGATAGACTGCGATTTGCACCGCCTGCCCGTCGCGACTCTTGCCGGGAATCCACGACACCAGCGCAGCCAACTCAGGTGTGAGCTTGCTGGTATCGCAGAACTGATCGAGATTCAACGCCGCCTGCATTAGCTCGGTGCTCCGCTGGTTTCGATCGTGAACGAACCTTTCAGCCCGTCGCCAGGCGATGCGGTCTTGTCAAACCCGTAGCCGCATCCACTGTAGATTTCGGACAACGGCGTTGCGTCAGCATACGTGACCTTGAAGTTCCTCGCGGCTGGTGCTCGCATCAACGTAATGAATGCTGAGTGAACCGTATCATCCGGATCGTAGAAGCATTCACCGGTGATTGTGGCGGGTTCGATGTATCCGGTGTGGGTCTTGGTTTTGTGCGCCACACCGTCCAACGTTGAACTATCGAACGTCTCGGCTTTCTCGCCCGAGATGTTCAGGCTCGTAATCTGCGGGAATGCAGTGTAGACGCTGCTGATTTCAATAAGGAGGGCAGTGCCTTTGCTGGGGACTTTGTTGGGCATGTTACGTCAACCTTTCGTGGCTCGTGCCTGTTTGTTTGCGATTCGTTTTGCCTGCACTTCCAGATACCTTTTCGCGGCCCGTTGTGCTGCCGCTCGTGCTTCACCTTTGACTGCGTTGTACGCACTCGCTGCCAGCCCCGGTTGCATCGCTGGCATGCGCCCACGATATGCAACAGTGCCTGTTGTTTTCTTGCGGTACTGTCTGCCGCTGCTGTCCGAATAACCTGCCATTGCTCCACGGTGCTTGAGCTTGCCGGTGTATCTCGCATCTGTCCCGAGAATAAACCAGTGCAGATTCGCCGATCCGATCCCCACGCCGCCCTTCGTTGTGCGTTTGCGACTCACTCGCCGCTTCGTCGCACCCTTGCCAACGTTGAAACCAACTTTTGCCTTCGTGACATTGCCTCTGTAAATCGTCAGCCGATAACCGACGGACTTGCCGACTTCTTTGACTCGCGGGTCGAGCTGGTTTGCCATCTCTGCTGCAATGACTTTCATTGCAGACTGCAGCGCAACACGTGCGACCTTTCGCGCGTCCTTGCTCATGGTGCTGAACTCGGAAATCAACTCCTTCAGTCCATCGACGTTGATATCCGCTTTCATGGCTTCACCTGCACTTCGCAGGATATCGACGCCACAAACATCCGCTGCGAATACAGAACCGCCTTGTCTGCAACCTCCTGCGTCTCGAAACCGGCCTGCCAGACTCTGACACGCCAATCTGTTGTCACGTACTGGTCCACCTGCCGGAGAATCTGCCGACACAACAGCCGCAGCGGATTCAACTCCTGCGGTGTGATGTCCGCCACCTTTTTCCTGATCCAAATTCGGATTGCGTGCTGCGTATTGTCCAATGCGTCCAGAGTCTCAAACAACTGCTGCTCAGACTCGTGGCATACGTCCACACGCAACTCTGTGACTTCCTCCGTCGGGTCAATTATCAGCTCGCGTGCTTCGGCTTTCAGATCCAGATTGTACGCTGTCCCTGCATTGATCCGTGCGACGATCGCATTGACGGCTTCCGTTGACGGTGCCAGTGTGCTCATATCACACCGCCGATCATTTTACTGTGCAGCCGAACCATCTGCGGGGAGGTCTGACGGAAAACCTTTTCCCCCGCAAATGGCTGCAGCTCGTAACGCAACCCGGCAGACAAAATCACGTCTCCGGCCTGCGGTTGTGGATACGGCAAATCCGCCTGCAGCAGTATCCAATCCACCGGGCGCACCTCAACGATTTGCCCGTTACCCAAATCAACAAACTGCGTGCGTCCTGCAGCCTTGCGTGCTGTGACTGAGTGCGACTCGACGCCGCGAAAATAGGTGACGGTCTGACCGGCTTCCGCCAGCAGATCCTCCACCATCTCTCCAATCGCGTCGTCGAAGTCGCTCACGTCTCACCCTCTCTCAGCGTGCGTCCGGAACGAGTGCAGCAATCGCGGCACCCAACTTCGTCAGCCCGGTGACAATCCAAAAACCGCTCTTCGTGTACACGCACGTGTAGAGGGCTTCGGCTGTCAGTGCCAACTCGTTCGTCGCGCCCACGACGACTTCGTTGACCTTGTCGGCAGCAACGGCGGAAATCAGTTCGCAGGCGGTTGTGCCCACAAGAATCCGCATGACCTGACCAATGTACCCGGCTGGCAAACTGATCTGATGATCGGCGTTTGCGCTGGTCACTGTGACGAAGGTGCTGCCTGCCGGAATGAGTCCGGTGGTCGCACCCGTTGCCGTTGCGGTCACTGCGGCCTGCGTCGTGGGCATTGGGGCATTCAGAATCACCAGCCCGGTATTGTCGCCGGATGCCTGTGCCTGAACTGCAATGCCCATGTAAACGCCAGTACCCAACTGGTTGGCTGCGCCGCTGCCTGCATCGCCGCTGTCCGGATCGCCGGTTGCGTTCCAATAACACGGCTGACCTGCAACCCATGCGGCTGTGGTCTTTGGAACCTGAAAGATTCCCTCGATTGCCAGCGAACCCTTTTCGCTTGCTGCCAAATCGGTCGCGGTCACACCGACAATACCACCGGACACAACCACGTCACCGCCGATCTTTGCGGCTGCGGGTGTGTAGTCCACAGCGTCATCGTCGCTGTGAAGAAATGCTGGACTCTGGGCCATCTGTATACTCTCCTCATGGAATGGATTCGGAATGAATCCCGGCAGCACTTACTGCCGGGTGTCGGATCAGGCTGCGCCTTTGCTCTTGACGCCTGCCAGGTATTCAGACTGTGAGCAGCCAAAGTCATGGTAGCCACGCAACTGAATGCCCAACGTGTTGAAGTCGGCGTCAGCAGATTCAACGGTCGGGCTTCGCTGACCGTTCAGGAACGAGACCACAACCGGCTTCATGATGTCGTCAAACAGGTACCATGCGGTGGTGCTGTAGCCGCCACCGTATGCGCTGTCGGACAACTCGGTGGCAACCACCGGGCGGTACTTGTTGGCGTGAATGTTGGCGTCTGATGCCTTCACCGCATTCAGGTTGCGTGCCACGTACAACGCTTCGGCAACCGATTCCAGTTCCGGTGGAACGAGCAGCTTCGTCGGCTGTCCGCCCAACGTCATCCGGCTGGTTGACTCTGCACCCGTCACCAGTGGTGACAGTCGCTGACGGAACGCCTTTACGCCGAGGGACAGACCAACGCCATCGGTGCCGAGGTTGGTTGTGCCGCCCTCGATGTAGTTCGTTCGGGCAGTCGTCCAGAACGTGGTGTGATTGCTCAGGAACGTCGTCCACACCAGACGATTCAGGCGACGGGCTGCACCACGTCCGAGACGTGTTCGCAGATCGTCAAACGCGCCCAGATCGTCGTTGATGATGTCGCGACGGGTCAAACTGAACATCTTCGCGTAGGTGTCAGCCGATCGCGTGTAAGACTCTTCGCTGATCTTGCCGTGCTTGATCACGCCACCGGGCCCGAGTTCCTCATACTCCATGTCGTCCAGCAAGCGATAACTGGTGTGGAGCTTGAAGTCGGCAACGGACTTGATTTCCGCAATTTCGGTCCAGTTGTTGGCGACTTCCTCGAAGCCCTGCAACAGTTCCTTGTTGGCAAGATTGCTGAAGATGCCCGGCAGGCTGACGGTGCTGAATCCGGCCTGCAGGTTGCGACCGAACGCAAATTCCATCGTCTCTCGCAGGTTGCCGTCATGCAACTTCGTGCCGGGCATGACGTTCATTCCGTTCGCCGCGGCAGCCATCAGCATGACCTGCTGCAGCCCGATGCGGCCTTTGAACTGGCTATGTGCGGCCTGCAGTTCAACGTCACTGAATTCCTTTTCGGTGCCTTTGTGCCCGCGTGCCATGCTCAGCCCGGCCTGCAAGATCCGCGTCGGATCTCCGCCGTTCTGTGCTGACACGAACGAAGTCGGGCGAGTGCGTCCGCTGCTCACCTGTCGCTTCAGGATTTCCAACTCCACCTTGTCGGCTGACCAGTTGTTTTCCAGTGCAGCCGCTATCACGTCCGGATGTCCGGCGGCCTTCGCCTGAATCTCTGCCTGCTGACGGTACACACCGGCAATCTGCTTCCGCAAAATCGCGGCAGCCTGCAGGTCATTGACCGCACCAGCGGCAGCGGTCTTTTCTGGATTCGTCGGCATTGCTGCCACCTCTTTCTTTTGCGGGTCCATGTGTTGTTCAGCCTGCACCGGTGCCGCTGACTTCATTTCCCAAGCCTGCATCAACGCGGCCTGATTCTCTGGTGTCATGTTGTCCAAGGACAACCCAAGTTCCTTCAGCCAATCTTCGAAAGACACGGCTGCAACTCCTGCAAGGGCAGCCGCGGCTGCCAGGTTTACCGCGGTCGCTCCGTCTGCGCCCATCGGCAGAACAGAGGTCTCGCGAAGAACTGCGCGACGAGCGAGAATGAATGGACCTGTTTGCACGCGCCCATTCACCTCAACAGACTCGCCGGCTTGTATCTCAATTTCCTCGATGATCCGCGCCCCAATGGACGCCTGCCATTGCTGGCCCTTCGCGCCCTGTTCGAGAACGCCAGCCACCTTTGCCGAAACGCCTGTAACTGGCCCTGCCAGCATCAGGCTTTCCCCGTCGTTCTCAATGGTGTCGGTAACGCCCAGCGTGTCCTCAACGGTGTTGCTGTGGTCCAGCAAAATCGGAACGTTGCCGGGTGTCTCCAGTCCTGCCAAATCCACGACAACAGGCAACGCAAACCCGCTCACCGGCAAAGGTCCGCCGGTGTATGCGAGGATCGAAAACCGTCGCGGCTTCGTACCTTCCGCAGCCTTCAACTGCAGCGGTGCTGTTAGGGTGATCGGCTTCATTATTTCTTGTCCCTCGATCGCATTTGCTCAAACACTTTCCGCGCCCATGCGGCTCCGGGATCTCCGCCCCATAGTGCCCACGCGATGCGGCCTTTGCTCGGGAACCCATCTTCGCCGGGAGAATAGCCTTCGCCTTTTTTGTCAACCTCGTGCCGAGAGAAATACCGAACCATGCGGCTGATCGTCTCGGGACTGACGGCCTTACCGTTGCTCAAATCCCGTGCCCGTGCGATACCGACGGCAGTTCCACCACGCCCGAATTCGCTTCGCCAGTCGAGTCCCTTTTGTGCCTCTTTGCGAACGCCCTCGGGTGGCGTGAAGTCGATATCGTCGTACTTGCCCGCGGCCTTCAAATCGGCTGCGGCTTCAACTTCAGACAACTCATCGTCACTCACACCGTCGCCGGAAAGCACGTCATCCAGCAGTGCCGCAATCCGTTCGGGCTGAAGGCCAATCGTGGCCAGCGTCTGCTCAGCCATCACTCGGGACATATCGCCCGTTTGCACGTCCTCCAGAACTCGCCGAATGCGTTTTTGGTTATTGCTGAATGCCCGCTGCCCCAACGTCGTATACTCGCCAGCAACACCTGCCGCGGGCTGCTGGGGCTGCGTCTGATCGACTTGCGGCGTCACGACGGCAAACGGTGCCAGCATTTCCTCGACGTTC